GTGCTTTGAATGGCGTAAAAGCGGTAGTAATAAAAATTATCAGTTTTTAGGTTTTTTACATTTAATAGATTACATTAGTAATTTATTACCAGATAACTCAAAAGCTTTAGAAATAGGAAGCTACATGGGCGAGTCTGCTAAGATAACAGCTGCTTCTGGTATTTTTAATGAAATAGTATGTATAGACCCATTTGAGGGAAAAGAAAGCTTTAACAATATATTTGGCTATACATGGGAAGATGTTGAAGCTGAATTTAATAATAATATAAAATATTTTGATTTTATAAATCATATTAAAGATTATAGTTACAATGTTATAAATAGCTATGATGATGGATATTTTGACTTTGCATATATAGATGCTAGTCACGAATACGAAGATGTGCTGAGAGATATTAAAGATTGTATTAGAGTCGTTAAAAAAGGTGGCATTATAGCTGGACATGATTATAGTTGGGATACTGTAAAACAAGCTGTAACAGAAACTTTTGGTAACAACATTAAGCAATTTAAAGATACTTCTTGGTTAATAATTAAATAAAATAAAATGAGTAAAGTAACAGTAGACTCTGGAATATTAGATGATAAAGAGTTTGAAGAAATTAAAAATCAACAAGACAAGGTTAACAGAATAATGTGTGAAATAGGCTATGTAGAGTCTAGAAAACATGCGTTACTTCATGAGCTAGCTGACACTAACGAAGTTGTTAAAAATACTAAAGATATTTTAAAAGAAAAATATGGAAGTATAAACATTGATATGACAACTGGTAAATGGAAAAGAGAAGAAAAGAAGAAAGATGTCAGTAATTAGAAAAATAAGTATTGGATCAGATTATAAAAACGATGCAATGCATTATTCATTACAGCAAGAAGTATACGGTGGCCATGTAATATCAGATATATTATTTGATGATAAAGATCAGTCTTATAATATATATATAACAAAATCAAAAGAAGTTCTTCCTTGGAAAAAGTTCAATCGTAATATGGCTATATCAGTTGAGTACGATTTGAAATATTAATGAAAAGTTTATATAACTTTATTATCAAACCTCTTAATAGTAGGTACGATAATATAAGAAAGGTAGGCGATAAAACGCTTATCATAAATACCACCATAGAGAACCACCGATTTGTGAGCAAGCAAGCAGTTGTTGTATCGGTGCCAGCTGCTTATAGCTCACATATAAAGACAGGTGACAATGTGTATGTACATCATAATATATTTAGAAGATGGTATGATCAAAAAGGAAAAGAACGTAATAGCTCTATGTACTTTAAAGATGATTTATATTTTTGTACTCCTGATCAAATATATATGTATAACAACAAACCTCATGGGCCTTATTGTTTTGTAAAGCCTATTTTAAATAAAGATTATTTAAGCATTAATAAAGAGCAACCTAACGTTGGTATAATGAAATATACTAATAGCTCTTTAGAAGCCGTAGGAATAACACCTGGAACACTTGTAACGTTTACACCAAACTCTGAGTTTGAATTTATCATTGATAATGAACGTTTATATTGTATGAAATCAAATGACATAGCTTTAACTCATGAGTACGAAGGAAACGAGAAAGAACATAATCCGAGCTGGGCGTAAAGCTGTAGACGAGTTAATTAAAGTAGCTGAAGAAAAAATCATTACACATACGGATGATGATGTATCAGCTGATAGATTAAAAAATGCTGCAGCAACTAAAAAGCTATGCATAATGGATGCTTTTGAAATACTACAAAGAATAGAAGAGGAAGAATCTATTTTATCAGGTGATAGTAATAAGGTAGAAAGAGAAGTAAAATCATTTAAAGGTTTTGCAGAAGGGAGAAGTAAGTGAGTTACGAACAGACGCTTTGGAAAGAAATTAAGGACGTTGTAAATCCTAAGATATTAGCTAAAAACAACAGATATAAAAAGTGGGAGTATGGTTATAACGTGGAGTATGATTTTGTAGTAATAAGTAAAACAGGTAAAATTGGATCAGTTATCGAAATACAAGGTCTCCGCATTGCTTTACCAACAGCAGATGAACCGTATAAACGAAGCAAAAAACAAAAGGAACAATACTGGAAAAGATTTGAATATCCAAAAGAACTACAAAGAATAAAAAGTAGATTTGATTGGGAGGAATATCCATTAGACTTTAAAGAAAAATGGTACGATTATATTGACAATGAATTTACTAGACGAGAACAAGGATTTTGGTTTTGTAACAATGGTATTGATACTTACATTACTGGTACTCATTACATGTACTTGCAGTGGTCAAAGATCGACATTGGAGCGCCAGAATATAGAGAATCAAACAGATTATTTTTTATATTTTGGGAAGCTTGCAAAGCAGACACAAGATGTTACGGAATGTGCTATCTTAAAAACAGACGATCTGGATTTAGCTTCATGGCGAGCGCAGAGCTTGTTAATCAAGCCACAATATCAAGCGACTCAAGATTTGGTATACTCAGTAAATCAGGTGCAGATGCTAAAAAAATGTTTACAGATAAGGTTGTACCAATATCCGTTAACTATCCGTTTTTCTTCAAGCCAATTCAAGACGGTATGGATCGGCCAAAGACTGAGTTGGCATATAGGGTTCCAGCATCCAAACTTACTAGAAGAAAGCTGGAAGCTAATGAGCAACTAGAAGAGCTAGACGGACTTGATACAACTATTGACTGGAAAAATACTGGTGACAACTCTTATGATGGTGAGAAACTAAAGATACTAGCACATGATGAAAGTGGTAAATGGGAAAGACCTGATAATATATTAAATAACTGGAGAGTTACAAAAACTACATTACGTCTAGGATCAAGAGTTGTAGGTAAATGTATGATGGGCTCAACCTCAAATGCTTTAGAAAAAGGTGGAGACAATTTCAAAAAACTATACTACAATTCAGACGTTACTGAAAGAAATAAAAACGGACAAACAACTTCTGGACTCTATAGCTTGTTCATACCTATGGAGTGGAACTACGAAGGATTCATGGATACTTACGGACTTCCTATCTTCACATCTCCGACAAATCCAATCAAAACAATTGATGGTTCGGTTATTACGACAGGAGTTATCAAGCACTGGGAAAACGAAGTAGAAGGTTTAAAGCATGATCAAGACGCTTTAAATGAATACTACAGACAGTTTCCGCGTACAGAGCAACATGCTTTTAGAGACGAAACAAGAGATAGTTTATTTAATTTAACAAAGATATATCAGCAAATTGATTTTAATGAAGAGTTAAATAATAGTATTAGTATTACTAAAGGAAACTTTGCTTGGGAGAATGGTATAAAAGATACTAAGGTGTTGTTCATGCCAAATAATAAAGGTAGATTTTTAGTTTCTTGGGTACCAGACTTCAATATTCAAAATAACGTAATAATTAAAAATGGAACTAAATACCCAGGTAACGAACATATTGGAGCTTTCGGCTGTGACTCTTACGATATTAGCGGTACTGTTGATGGTCGCGGCAGTAAAGGAGCACTTCATGGATTAACTAAGTTTAGTATGGAAAACTCTCCTACTAATCAATTTTTTTTAGAATATGTAGCTAGACCACAAACAGCTGAGATTTTCTTTGAAGACGTTTTAATGGCTTTGCATTTTTATGGTATGCCTTTATTAGCTGAAAATAATAAACCTAGATTATTATATTACCTAAAGCGTAGAGGATACAGAGGTTTTAGTATGAATAGACCAGATAAACTTTACAACAAGTTATCAATAGCTGAAAGAGAAATAGGTGGAATACCTAACTCAAGCGAAGACATTAAGCAAGCACATGCTGCTGCAATAGAATATTATATTGAAAACTTTGTAGGTCAAATAGAAACGGGTTATGGTAATATGTATTTCCAAAGAACGTTAGATGACTGGGCAAGGTTTAACATAAATAATAGAACTAAATACGATGCTGCAATAAGTTCTGGTTTAGCAATTATGGCTTGTAATAAGAATAAATATAGGCCTGTTGCGGTAAGAAATATAACACCTGTTAGTTTAGGCATACGTAGATACAACAATAAAGGATCTATTTCACAAATAATAAAATAAATGAAGATTACAAACACTTATAGCTCTTTTCCAGATCAGATAGTACCTGATGAGGTTAAACAAAGCATTGATTATGGCAGGCAAGTTGCAATGGCTATAGAAGGTGATTGGTTTAGCGGAACAAGATCTGGAGTTGAAAACAGATTTAATACTAATTATAATAACTTCAGGATGCGTAGGCTTTATTCAAGAGCTGAACAACCTGTACAAAAGTATAAAGATGAATTAGCTATAAATGGTGATTTATCATATCTTAATTTAGACTGGAAACCAGTTCCTATAATACCTAAGTTTGTAGATATAGTTGTTAATGGTATGGATGATAAAGTCTACGACATAAAAGCTTTTGCTCAAGATCCAGAATCAAGACAACAAAGATCTAAGTATGCCGAAGATATATTAAGAGATATGCAGGCTAAAGATTTTTTAGTTTCTTTACAGCAAACTTTAAATTTAGATTTATTTAATACTGAAAATCCTTCAAATCTACCTGAAAACAAAGATGAGCTAGACTTACACATGCAGTTGAGTTATAAGCAGGCTTCAGAAATAGCTTGTGAAGAAGCGGTTAATAATTCGCTTCAAATGAATAGGTATGATTTAACAAAGAAAAGATTACTTGAAGATTTAGTAGTGCTAGGTATGAGTGCTGTTAAAACCAACTTTAATAAAGCTGAAGGTGTTACTGTAGAATATGTTGATCCAGCCCGCATGGTTTATTCTTATAGTGAGGATCCAAATTTTGAAGACCTATGGTATGTAGGTGAAGTTAAACCTGTTACTTTAGCTGATGCTAAAAAACAGTTTCCTAATTTAACAGATTCAGAATTAGAAAGATTACAACAGTATCAAGGCAATAGTAATTACTTGTATAATTACAATGGTAGAAGAGATGGTAATGCTATATATATAATGTACTTCGAGTACAAGACATATAGTGAACAAGTGTTTAAAATTAAAAAGACAGCTACAGGTCTAGAAAAAGCTTTAGAAAAACCAGATACTTTTAATCCACAAGAAAATGATAACTTTGATAGAGTTAGTAGATCAATAGAGGTTTTATATAGTGGTGCTAAAGTTCTAGGTTATGATATGATGTTAGACTGGAAGATGTCTGAAAATATGACAAGGCCAAAATCTAACTTAGTTAAAGTTAACATGAACTACAACATATGTGCACCTAAAATGTATCATGGTAGAATAGAAAGCTTAGTAAGCCGTATGATGGGTTTTGCAGACATGATACAATTAACTCATTTAAAAATACAACAAGTAATATCTAAGGTAATACCTGATGGTGTTTATTTAGATGTTGATGGGCTAGCAGAAGTAGATTTAGGTAATGGAACTACATATAACGCTAAAGAAGCTTTAAATATGTATTTTCAAACTGGTAGTATATTAGGTAGATCAATGACTACTGAAGGTGACCCTAATAATGGTAGAGTGCCAATACAAGAGTTAGTCAAAAGTGATGGTGGTGGTAAAATAAATTCTTTAATACAAACTTATCAATACTATTTGCAAATGATAAGAGATGTAACCGGACTTAATGAAGCAAGAGACGGTAGTCAGCCAAATTCAGATTCGCTAGTTGGTTTACAAAAACTTGCTGCTGCTAACTCAAACACAGCTACTAAGCATATATTAAATGCTTATTTATACCTTACAGTAAGAACTTGTGAAAACATAGTGTTGAGAACTGCAGATAGTATAGAGTTTGCTTTAACTGAAGAAGCTTTAAAAAATAGTATATCAACTTGGAATGTTGGTCAATTAGATGATTTACGAAATATACATTTGTATGATTTTGGTTTATACATGGACTTGGTACCAGATGAACAAGAAAAAGAAATGTTAGAAGCTAATATTCAAGCAGCGCTTGCTAGTGGCAGTATCAACCTAGAAGATGCTATTGATATTAGACAAATAAATAATCTTAAGTTGGCTAATCAAATGATTAAGCTAAAACGTAAGAAAGCTGCTGAAGCCGCTCAAGCTGCTAATATGGCAAACATACAAGCTCAGGCAGCTGCAAATGCCGAGGCTAGTGAAGCTGCTGCTATGGCAGAGGTACAGAAGCAACAAGCGGTGTTAGATACTAAACTAAAGTTTGAAAAAGGTAAATCTAGCTTTGAAGTAGAACGTATGAGAGTTGAAGCTCAAATTAAACGTGAGTTAATGGAACTTGAGTTTATGTATAACAAAGAACTTGGAGAGCAAAAAATAGGTATTGAAACTCAAAGAGAAAAAGATATAGAAGATAGAAAAGATAAAAGAGCTAGAATAGTTGGCACTCAACAAAGTGCTATAGCTAATCAAAAACAAAAACAATTAGATGCAATAGACTTTGAGGATCCATCGTCTATCGAGAGTTTACAAGATCCACTAGATAGTATACTACCTGAAGGTATGTAATACTTTATTAATTTATATTATATTATATTATGGCAAATGAAAAAGATGTTCCTCAAGAAGGGGAATTTAAAATGAAAAGAAAACCTGGTAGACCTAAAAAGTTATCACAGGATAAAAAAGTAACTAAATTAGAAATAAAAGAAGATGCCGTTCCAGAGCAAAGCACAGGAGTCGTGGATGCGAATAAACAAACCAAAGATGTGGAAAAAGTGGAGGAGAGAGCACCCGAATCAAAACTTGAAGAGCTTACCCCAGAAAAAGTCGAAGACAAAAATGAAGACAAAGAGGTCACGGTAATTCAAGAAAAACCAGTTTCTAAAGAAGCTGATAAATTAGAAAAGCAAGCAAAAGATGCTATTAGAGACGAAAGAGTTTCTGGTGTGCAACTGCCTAAAAACGTAGAAAAGCTTGTAAATTTTATGCAAGAAACAGGTGGAACTGTTGAAGATTATGTTACTTTAAATAAAGATTACACTAAGTTCGATGACAGTTTACTTGTTAGAGAATATTATAAAAAGACTAGACCGCATCTTACGGACGATGAAATTAGCTTTGTAATGGAGGATAATTTTAAGTTTGATGAAGAGACGGACGAAGAAAGATTTGTACGTAAGCAAAAGCTTGCATACAAAGAAGAAGTTGCGAAAGCCAAGAACTTTTTAGAGCAAATGAAAAGTAAATATTATGATGAAATCAAGTTGAGGCCATCTG